GGTCCTGTTGGTACAGGCGGTCCCAGTCCGGCTCCTTCTCCTGCTGCGCCAGCAACTGCTGCTGCATCTGCTGCAAATTCCGCTTGTACTGCTCGCGCTCGACCCGCGCGGCGTTCAACTCCTGCTCGGCAGCCTTGCGCTGCTCGGCCAGGGCCTGTGCCTTGCGGGTGTAGTCCGACTGTCGGGAGTAGCCGGCCTTGAGTTCGTCCAGGGTGACCTCGACCTCCTGCCCGTCCACCTTCACGGTGTACTGGGAGGGCTCGGGTTCCTCTTCAACCTCTTCTTCCGTCTCGTCCTCGTCGGACTCGGGCTCCTCGGTGTCGTCTTCCGCCACCTCGGGCTCGTCGGTCTCGGTGTCGTCCACCGCGACCTCGTCAGCTACGTCTCCCACAGTCTCCGGGTTGTCGCCTTCTTCGGCGGCCAGGATCCCAAGGATCTGCTGCTCTGGGCTCACGGGTCCGGGTTCGGTTGTCCGCTCTTCAGCCATTTCTTGATTCCTCTCGTTCGATCTGCTGGGCGGCGATCTCGCCGTTGTCCAGCAGGATGGTCAGTTCGTCAGTGATCTCGCGGAGCACGCGGCGCTTCATCCACTGGCTCTCGCGCAGCGCCTGCTCGTCGTAGTCGGTGTCCAGCCAGTCGCGGGCGACCTTCTCGGCCAGGGCGCTGATGGCGTTGACGAAGGCCGGGTTGTCCAGCACCTGGCGCGCCTGGAAGCCCAGCTCGATCTGCTCGCGGCGGTCGGTCACTGGTAGTACCCCTGCTCTTCAACCGCGCGGTTGCGGCGCATGAGCTCGAGGATCGCGTTCGGGTCGATGCCTTCTTTGGCGGCGCGGATGAAGGCGTCCGCCTCGTTGCGGTCGCGCTCGCGGTCGTCCTGGCGCAGCATCTTCTCGCGCTCCAGGGTCAGCCGCGCCTCGGTCTCCATCTGCTGGAGCTGCAGCTCGGCCTGCTTCTTCTGGATGTTGGCCTGGATCTCCTCGCGCTGAACCTGCGCCAGCAGCATCGCGGGGTCGTTCTCGTTCTGCCCCTCACCCTCGGGCTCGGGCATCTGGAAGTTCAGCGGCAGGCGGTTGAAGTAGCGCTCGCCATCCGAATAGCCGGCGGACTCCAGGATCCGGTGCAGGGTGTTGGAGTACTGCCCGATCGACACCAGCGGGTTGTTCGGCCCGAGCGTCTGCAGGAGCATCTCCTGTTTCTCGGCGACCATCGCCAGCACCTGCGTGCGCTTCTCCCATGTCCCGGTGCCGAGCGCCGGGTCCACCACCAGGTCCATGTCGATGTTCCACGAGCGCGGGTCCATCTGCACCCAGTTGTTGCGCAGCCGCACCATGCGCGGCTTGTCCTGGTGCTCCACCACGAGGTGCAGCAGGTTGCGGTACAGGGTGGTGATGCCGGTCTCGGCGAAGATGCGCGCGATCAGCTCGATCTGCTGCTGGGCCGCCTCGACAGTGGCGTTCACCGCCGCCGCGGTGGTGCTCTGCAGGGTGGCGGCATCGAGGCCCTGGGTCGCGTCGGTGATCCCGGTGCGCTTCTCCTTGAGCCGGTCCATGTACTCGATCGCCGGGAACGCGGCCTGGCCGACGAAGGGTGTCTCGAACGGCTGGTACATGCCGGGGCGGCGCATCCGTATCGGCGCACCTACCTCGTTGCTCAACACGTCCTGCATGTTGACCTCGCCCTCGACCACACCCGCGCGCGGGTTCAGGGTCTGCGCGAGCGAGTCCAGCATCCCGCGCAAGAGCTGACTCTTGATGCGCTGGATGTCATGCACCAGGTCGTACACCGACCAGCCGATGGCGCGGTGCGGCTCGGGGTCCGGGCACAGGTCGGCGATCGGCACGAAGCTCGCCGGCTCGGAGCGCAGCACCTTGAACTGGTCGCCCAGGCAGCAGAACTTCCGCAGCTCGGCGATGCCGTCGTCGTCCTCGTCCAGCCTGGCCCACGCCTCGGTGTAGAGCACCTTCTGCAGCCCCACGTCGTCGTTCGGGCCGTACAGGTCCTCGGGGTGCCGGGACATGCGCTCCTCGTTGGCGCGCAGGGCGTCGGAGTGCATGTGCTCCTCGAGCTCGTCCTTGTCGTAGCCCATCGCCACCAGCTCGGACACGGTCAGCTCGACCCGGTGCGCGACCACGTCGGCATTCTGAAAACTGCGCGCGCCGCGGCTGACCAGCAATTCCTCGGGGGGCAGGGCCTCGGCGCGAATGCGCCCGGTCTGCCGGGTCCGGCGCACGGTCACGTCGTGCAGCATCGGCGGGGGCGGGGGCTCGGGGGGCTGCAGCGCCTCGGGCGGCAACTCCTGCCCGCTCTGCGCAGCCTCCTGCGCCATCTGTTCCATCTGCTGCTGCATCTGCAGCATCTGCTCTTCCAACGCGGCCTGGGCGACCTCGTCGGGGTACGCCTCGTCCTCGGTGATCTCGACCTCGTCGTCCTCGGCGAGCAGCGCGTACGCCTCGTCGTCGATCCCCTCATACGTCTCGTAGGCGACCTCGACGCTGTCATCCCACCAGGTCTTGATCGCGCCCGTACGGCGCAGCAGGGCGTCCTTGATGGCGCTGTAGAGGGTCATGAACCCCCTGTTGTCGCGGGCAAAGACGAAATGCACGTAGTCAGTGGCCTGGTCCGCCATCTCGGCGTCCTCGGGACCCACCGGGGAGAACTCCATCACCCGCTCGCCGCCGAAGAACACCCGCATCATGCTCGGCATGATCGCGCGCACGGTGTCGGCCACATCCCGGCTCACCACCTTCGACCGCCCGTCCTCCTCGTCACCGAAGGGCTCGCCACGGTAATAGCGCCCGGCCTTGTCGCGGTCGGGGCTCAACTCCTCATCGACGTACGACGCCGCATCCACGAGCAAGCCTCTCAGCGTTGCATGGATCTCACTGTCGTCCTCGATCCGGTCGGGCTCGTCGTACATGGCGCACCCATAGACGTTCGTCTATGAATAGCGTAAAACCCATAGACTGTCAATGCCGCTATCGGGATTCCCATGCCGAACAACCCGTTCCTCGAGTTTCAGCAGAAGTACCATTGTCATTGCGCGCTCTTCGTCCGCGAGGTCCTCGGGGCCGAGCCCGACCCCTGGCAGGAAACCGTGATGAACTGGTACGCCGCCGGCGAGCGCCGCATCAGCGTCCGCTCCGGTCACGGGGTGGGTAAAAGCACGGTAGCGGCGTGGATCATGCTGCACCACCAGATCCTGCGCCTGCCGCAGAAGACGGTCGTCACCGCCCCCACGAGCTCCCAGCTGTACGACGCCCTGTTCGCCGAGCTCAAGACCTGGATCCAGAAACTCCCGGGCCCACTGCGGGCGCTGCTCGAAGTAAAGCAGGACCGGGTCACGCTCAAGGCCGCCCCCGACGAGTCCTTCATCTCCGCGCGCACGAGCCGGGCCGAACAGCCCGAGGCGCTGCAGGGCGTCCACTCCGAGCACGTCCTGCTCCTGGCCGACGAGGCGTCGGGGATCCCCGAGAAAGTCTTCGAGGCCGCCGCCGGCTCCATGTCCGGCACCCACGCCACCACGCTCCTGCTGGGCAACCCCACCAAGGGCTCCGGCTTCTTCTTCGACACCCACCACCGCCTGTCCAACACCTGGAAGACCCTGCGCGTGTCCTGCCACGACTCCAGGCGCGTCTCCGAGGCGTTCATCGCCGACATGGCGGCGCGCTACGGCGACGAGAGCAACGCCTACCGGGTGCGCGTCCTGGGCGAGTTCCCCCTGACCGACGACGACACCGTCATCGCGCTCGAGTTGGTCGAGTCCGCCATCCACCGCGACGTCGAGCAGAACCCCCACGCGCCGATCCTCTGGGGGGTGGACGTGGCCCGGTTCGGGGGCGATGCCAACGCGCTCGCCAAGCGCCAGGCGAACGTGCTGCTGGAGCCGGTGCGGACCTGGAAGGGCCGCGACCTGATGCAGTCCACCGGACTGATCAAGGCCGAGTGGGACGCCTGCGACCTGCGCGATCGCCCCACCGAGATCCTGGTGGATTCGATCGGCCTGGGCGCGGGGGTGATGGACCGCCTGCGCGAGCTCGGCCTGCCGGCCCGGGGCATCAACGTCAGCGAGTCGCCAGCGATGGGCGAGACCTACGCCAACCTCAGGAGCGAGCTCTGGTTCAAGGCGCGCCAGTGGCTCTCGGCGAGGGACGTGTCACTGCCCGAGGACGACGACCTGCGCGCCGGCCTGGTCACGCCCAAGTACAAGTTCACGAGCTCGGGCAAGCTCCAGGTGGAGTCCAAGGACGACATGCGCAAGCGGGGGCTGCCCAGCCCCGACTCCGCGGACGCCTTCATCCTCACCCTGGCGTCCGACGCCGCCACCGCCACCCACGGTCGGGACTGGAAGTCGAACTG